TTATATTGTAGCCCATGTTAGGCTGTCTGCTACATTTGTTCCTACTGAAAAAGCTCCTAATATCATTGTAACAAAAGACGGTATAGGCGGTCAAAAAATCAAGAGAACACGAAATGGAGATATTCTTGATTTAGGAGATGAAATGAAAGGCGCTGTCTCCGATGCTCTTAAAAAAGCCGCTCAACACTTTGGTGTTGGTCTTTATTTGGCAAGGTCAGAAGAATCAAAACATTTAGAACATGTTGAAGAACAAGCTGCTTCACCAATTACTTCTGAACATTTTGACAGGCTTAGGAAAGTCTTAAACAGTCAGACCCAAGACGTGATTGAAGGGGCCAAGAAATATTGGGCAACGATATCTAACAATGCCGACTTTAATAACGATAATGTTACTGGCGAGCTTTTAGATAAGATGCTTGCTTGGGTTAAGGAGAATAAAACAGGTGAGTGAGCTAAAAATATATGCTGAGCCTGAGTACATGTCTCCAAGCTCTATAGGAACTTTCAATCAATGCCCAATGCGTTATAAGTACGCAAAGCTTGATAGACTGCCAGAGCCTTCTACAGAAGCGCAAGTACTAGGTTCATTTGTGCATGAGATATTAGAAGACCTATTTAAACTTGACGCTAAGGATAGAAATGAAAGTAGCGCTAGGAGAATAGGCAAGCAACTGTGGGACAAATCTTGGGGTGAAGAATGGGCAAATTTACCAAAGCATGACTCAACTGAAAATCAGTTTCGTTGGAAAGCTTGGTGGTGCGTTGAGAATTATTTCAAACTTGAAGACCCTACATCTTTTGAAGCTAAGGGCATTGAAGAAAAAGTAAGCGGAGACATTGATGGTGTTCCAATTTTTGGAATCATTGACCGTTGGTCTATAGAAGACAATAAGCTTGTTATTTCTGACTACAAAACTGGCAAAAAGCCTAGGCCCAGATATGAGTGGGAAAAGCAAATGCAGATTATGATTTATTCTATTCTGTTAGAGCAGATGACTACTTTTGAAGTTGGGAGAGCTGAGCTAATTTACCTTAAGTCCCCAAGTAAAGCTGTGTATGAGCCTAAACCAGAAGTTATAAGCAATGTCAAATCTAACATTGTTCAGACTTGGGATGAGCTTACTACGAGTTGCTCTACTGGTGTTTTTGAAACTAGAACAGGTCCTTTGTGCAACTGGTGTAGTTTTAAAAGTAGATGTCCTGCTTGGAGGAAGTAATGATAGGTGAGCAAGAGTTTGCTCTGATGGTTTCGGAAGATATTAAGAACAGGGCAGATCAGATGACTAAAGATCTTTTGCGTTCTCCTGACAATAGGGAACGATGGAAGCAGACATTAATTAAGATTATTAAGAATGTGGAAATACGTTTAGATGGTCTTAACAAAGAAGCTATATCACTGCGGAATACTTATCCAGATTTTGAGACAGATCCTGCGGCATCAATAGCTCAGGTTATTGAAAAGTCTGAGAGGTTTAAGTTTCATGCTGAAAAGAAACTAGCTGAGGTTGATAGGATGTTATTTTTAGAGAATGATGATCCTGATTCTAAGTTATCTAGTTTCCTAAAAGACGCTATATTAATGCATAAAAAATTAAAGCTACAGTATAAGTGTCCGGTAGATCCTGCAGACATTGGTTTATGGGATGCTATTGACGGTAAATGGACATTCTAATGAAGCGAGGAAAGCCGATTAAGCGCACTCCGTTAAAAAGGGGAGATAAGCAACTGAAAAAAACCCCTCTGAATAGAGGAAGTAGCCAGTTGAAATCTAGCTCTAAGTTAAATTCAAATAAGCCTTTGAGTAAGCGGTCTGATAAAATGAAAAAGACTTACGTCAAACGAAGAAAGCTAGTTAAAGATAGGTTAGGGGAAGGCGTTGAATGCGAAGCGTGTATGGCAATAAATGTTTTTCATAGGATTGAAATGAAATCAAGATCTTGGAATGATAGGCCAAGCAATAAGTCAGGGATCATAACCACGAAGCAGGCTGTGGATGTTCATGAAATAATAAATAGGTCACAAGGGGGCGATATTTTAGACGAGCGGATACTTCTTAATGTTTGCAGAGATTGTCATATTTTTATAACTGAAAATCCTTTTAATAGCTCTTTGCTAGGGCTTCATTTAAGTGGTTCTATGTACAGAGATATTTATATAGAAGACGCTGGTCGTGTGCGAGAATCTTGGTCTAAAGGCATTCCTGCCGTTCCTTTTTACATGATACAAGGTGATGAGCTGAAGGAGAAGTATAATGTTGAATAAGGAATCCTTTATTGCCTTTGATTTGAGCCTAACATCCACTGGATGGGCGACGCATGAAGGTACAGGTACTATTCAGTCTAAGTTAAAAGACATGGGAAGGTTAGAAGATATTTGTGTTAACGTTTTAAAGCTTCTTCTTGCAGTACAAAGCCCTATAGTTGCTTTAGAAGGATATGCTTTTGCTAAAAGGTCTAGCCACGCCCATGCACAAGGTGAACTTGGCGGAGTCATAAGGCTACAACTTTATCAAGCTAATATACCCTATATAGAAATACCCCCAACGAACAGAGCTAAGTTTGCTACTGGTAAAGGCAATGCAAACAAAGCAGAGGTGGTTTCAAGCATTTCTGCAAAAACTGGAATTGTGTGGTCTGGCTCTGGCGCTGATGATGAATGTGACGCTTGGGTTTTACGTGAAATGATGTTAGCCAAGTTTGGGCTTTCAGAATATAATTGGAATGCTGACAACATGTCAGCTTTAGATAAAATTGACTGGAGTAGACTGCCCAACTGTGACTAGTAAAATTTGCTTTTTACCTAGGGTTTTTATAGAATAGTAATATGGAAGAAGATGGATTTAACAGACAATATACAAGGAGCCAGCCGATAAGTGCTGCTCATGTAGAGTCAGAAATTGTGCGAATAACACAAGACATGGAAAAAGAGACGGAGGCTTTTGAGCTTTTGGCAACAGACCACGCTAAGAAAGAGGCGCAGTATAAGAAGGAATGGTTTAAGGAGTTTTTAGCTGCTGAAGGCGCAGTTAAACAGAAAGAAAGTTGGGCTGGTTATAAAACTAGTGAGCTTCATTACGAAGCTTTAGTTGCTGAGGCCTTAGTTAAATCAAAACGAGAAAAGTTAAATTCGTTGAGAACAGCTTGCGATGCTTTAAGAACTCTCGCAGCAAACGTTAGGGCACAGGTGCAATTTTAATGATACATAATATTGATGATTCAATTATAGAGTTAGCTACTCGTATAGAGACTCTTAAGCCACTGGAGAAAAATCCACGGCAAGGAGATGTAGCTGCTATAAAAGCTTCGTATAGTCAGTTTGGGCAACTTAAACCAATAGTTGCTGTAGAGGATGAAGACGGAAAATATACAGTCATTGCAGGTAACCATCAGTTGCGAGCTGCTAAAGAATTAGGGTGGCAAGAAATAGCTGTAGCAGTTGTTAGCTTATCTGAACAGGAAGCTTTAGCTTTTGCTTTAGCAGATAATAAAATATCTGAACTTGGTAGTAATGATGGCGAGCTTTTGTTTGATCTTATTTCGGAAGTTTCTAGTTCTGACTTCATACAAGACGATTTGTTTGATGCTATTGGTTGGGATGAATTTGCTGTTGCTTCAATGGAAAACAAAATTATTCTTTCAGAAGTACCAAGTGTAGATGACTCTGGTGCGTGGGCAGCTCCGCAGATAGTTGTAAGTAGTATTCCGCCGACTGTAAATTCTGGGGATGACGATGGTAGTCCTTCTATTGCGGCACCAACCACTATAAACCCAGTTGTACCTACAGAGACTATAGTGACGCAAGGGAGTACTTCAACTAAAGTAGATGGAGGTAATTCTGCGGCGATACAATTCACGCTTGTATTTTCAAGCGCTGAAGAACAATCTACATGGTATTCTTTTTTACGATGGTTGAAAACTAGCTCTGATTACTCAGGAGAAACAACCACTGAAAGGTTAGTGAGTTTTATAGAAGCGTACATGGAGGACTAGCATGACACGACGTAGAATGTTTCTTGACATAAACTGTGTTGATGCTGCAAGACAGCGAATACGCCACGTGTATGACACCTTTGATACTGTATGTGTTCAGTTCTCAGGAGGTAAAGACTCTACTGCTTGTTTATTTTTAGCTAAAGAGATTCATGAAGAAAGAGGCTTAGGTCCTGTTAAGGTTATATTTAGAGATGAAGAGTTTCTATCTCCTGCGGTTGATCAGTATGTAACTGAAGTCAGTAACTATGATTGGGTTGACATGGAATGGTATTGCTTACCACAAGGCCAAGAAAAGTGGGTATTAGGTCAACGAGCATACATACTCTTATGGTCAGGAAACAGAGAGGCGGAAGGCAGACTGTTTAGGCCCTATCCTGACAACTGCATACGTGCAGAGCACTTTGGTTTATCTAGTAAAGAAGAAATACCTAAGGGCATTGACCACTATACAATGCAAGGTAAGCAGGGTAAAGTGGCGTTCATAACTGGAGTTCGTGCTAATGAATCAATGATAAGATACCGCACTGTAGTTCAAAAACTACACGAAAACTACATTAATCACCCTTATGGTCTTCCTAAAAAAATGCCTTTAAAGTTTGCTAAAATAATATACGACTGGACAGCAGACGATGCACTTAAGTTTATAACTGAAGAGCATAATGCATCATATTGTGAGTACTATGATTTTGCGGCTATGAGCGGAGCAAACCAAAGAGTAGGTATTCCTTTACATTCTGTTGCAGCAAGGCGCCTTGAAGATGTCATACGAACAGAACCAGAGTTTTATGATGAGTTATATAAAGTTTTTCCAGAAATAGATGCTCAAAAAAGGTTGTGGGCAGAGTTTGACATAGAAAGACTTATTGATATTTATGCGCAGACGGGCTGGGATGGAGTTAAAATGTGTGTAGAAGATTCTATGCTTACGCCAGGCATGAAGCGTGATGCCTTATCTTATTGTCATGATTATAAGAAAAAGCATGCTACTGATGCATTCAGTTACCCCATAGACCATTTGCTAAGAACATTGTTATTAAATAACTTTCATGGAGATGCGCCATCTCCTGTTGGTCCAAGAACAAGAGCACATTCTGTGCGAATGGCTGCTTTAGCGAAAGAAGAGGAGCAGATGCTTGCAGATGCTGACTCATTAGACAAATATGATGATAGGAGATAGAATGGATACTGCCAAAACAAATGACCTTAAGCCTGCTGATTGGAGAAGCGTGTGTTATGTCGTTAAGCCAGACTACAAGCAGCTAGTAGCTTGTATAGAAAATTATGGAATCTTAAGCCCACTTGTTATACTTAAAGATGGAACGATTATAGATGGGTATCATCGTTGGGTTATCGCTAACGAGTTAGGCGTTAAGACGGTTCCAGTCACTGTAGTGAAGGCCAATAAAGTTGAAGCTATGTTACTACACATAGACTTAAACAGATATAGAGGTGTAGTTGTTGCTAAATTCTTATCTAGATTAATAAGAAGAATCTATCAGTCGGGAAAATATTCTGACAATAAGCTAAGAAAGAAACTAGGCATGACTCAGAATGAGTTTGAAGTTTTGCTAGAAGGTTCTTTGGTAAAGATGAGGAAAATAAAGCAACATACATACTCTCCTGCGTGGGTCCCTATTGAATCCGCAAGCGGAGAGGACATACACATAGAGCGCCCTACAGGTCACTCAGAGAAGGTGTAAAATGGGAATTGAGATAAACGCTTATCAAGCAGCAATCAGAGGCATGATAAGTAGAGTAAATTCTGACTTTGACTCAGAGATGCTAGATACCTTAACTAAACTTTTTGACGTAGCAGATGATATTGAAATTTTTGCAACTGCTGCCATTGAGGACGGTAAAAGTATTTCTGAGGGGGAAGAAAAGAAAGAGATGCTTAAAAAGCTTGGAGAAGTTCTTAGCTGTGTGTCTTTAGCTGCTTGGGAATTAGGAGCAACTCTTGATGAAGTTGCTATTAAGAGTATAAATAATACAAGGAATGATTGTGTATAAAGCACCTAGTTGGCATAAAATAGGTGAAGCTGTGAACCAGACTTTATCTAAAGAAGAAATGCTAAAGAAAGCTGACGCTGATTACGAAGTTATACTAAGTCCTGTCCAAGTTGAAGATTTAAGAACTGGTAAATTTGTGACGGTAGAAGACAGGTATGTCACAGGCAGATTAGATCCTACAACTTTAGAATTACAAAATTGGGAAGTTGTAAAAGGCAGATATCAAGTTGTATCCAATGAAGTAATAATTGACAAAGCTATAGCCATTGTAAACAAATCATCTGGCGATGCAGTTTTAGAAAGTGTGGGCACGCTAGACGGAGGCCGAAAGTTTTTTGCATGTGTAAGAACCACACAACTAACTTTATCCCCAAATAAAACTAACGACGACGTTATAGATAACTACATCGTTATTATGACATCACACGACGGCTCAATACCTATCTGCTACTACAACCTTGATTCAAGACGAATCAATTCTACCATTTATAGATTCTCACCCATAAGCGAGCATGCATCTTTTTCCCTAAGAAAACGACACACTCCAAATGCTACAGACCGACTAGAAGAGGCTTCTGAGGTTTTAATGATGAGAGATGTGTGGACTAAAGATTTAGCGAATGTTATACAGATAATGTCGGTAGAGCTAAAAGATTATCAAGTTAATGATTATCTTAAAAAACTATGGAGTTTTTTAGATGCTAATACAAAAAAGAAACGTGAGTACACTGAGTTTGTTCATGAAAGAGTTAAACAGTTGTATGATTCTAAAATTAACTCAGGACTTTTTGGTCAGACTAAGTGGGCACTGTATAATGCTATTTGTGAGTTTTATGATTTTCATAGAAATGTAGATGAGTTTGATGCGGTTCAGCAGTCTTTTGAAATAGATAACTTAGTGCATAGAGATAAGGTAGTAGCTTATAAGATATTGACGGAGGGATGAATGAGTACAATTGCAAAGTGCTTTTTCTGCGGAGAAGGCGTTAAAGTTGGAGAAGTAGGAACATATAGGAAGGTTTCAGGTTGGTCACAAGTTAGACCGCAGGGCGGTATAAACTCATTAGCTTTTATGACACCTCCTGAAGCTTGGGCACATTCTGCATGTATAGATCGTCAAAAACAGATTAAAAGTGGTAGATTCCCTCAAGAAGAAACGTTGTTCTAATGCACTATATTACATGGTATGTTTTTAATATACTACTTTCTTTAGCTGTGGGGTCTACTTCATTATTTTTTACTCCTCAAGCAAGCACTAGCCTTCCAGAGCCAGTTGAAACAGGTATGTCTGAACTTTTAGAAATTTCTGGAGAACTGTCAAGTTCTGTACTTATAGTTGATCCTGAGACACAATTTATGTGGCATGTTTTAGATGGATCAATAAGGAGGCAATATCGTGTCTCTACAGGACATGGCTCGCCTAACGGTACAGGAGAGATAGTGCGCTTAGGTAATGTGGTTGGTTCACACCGAACACCTGTAGGGTATATGACAACTATAGGGGCAGAAGCAACTGTATGCGATATGGACGAGATAGGGGCACAGTGGACGACGACAAGCTGTTTTGGTCGTTACGCTACTGTTGATCAAACCTTACCTAAGGACCAAAGGTGGCAACTTACTAGAGAGTTAACCACAGTTATTTTGCGCATGTACTCTCAAGAACAAAGAAACTCTAATTCAGTTGTTAGGGGCATCTTGATTCACGGCACTAATCATTATGACTCAGTTTATGAGCAGTACCCAGATTCTTGGGGCTGCATTAGGCTACTGCCAGAAGAAATTCTTGATTTGGCAGAGCATTTAGACGATGGTGTTAATCAGATATATATTTTAGATAGAGAATGGCATGGATAATAAAGAAGAGATTACAATCACACTACCATATGACGTTGCTGTTGCGACTTTATCTTCAATAGAAGCGGCAAAAGATCGGGTTGACCCTGAAAGAGTAGAGTATCGTCAGAAGCTATATGACGCACAAAAGATATTCATGATAGCCCTTGACGTTCTTTAGACTATAATCTCAAGTTTCTTCTTTATGCCCATGCCTAGTCCGGCACATAGATTAAAAGCATGTACCGAAGCATCAACTTGGTCATCATGAACATTTGCTTCAGGGAAAGCGGACATCTCGTCAATGTAATCCGTATTCCAATTTCCACGAAGCAGTCGCACGTTTCCATTAGCTACGGCAGCTGACATAGGCTTAGCCCTAGTTTCTTTATCTCCTGTTGCTCGTTGCCCTGTAAAAGCATAACCTGCTAGTACATATCTGGCGTATTGGTCAATTAAGTTTTTACCTGCAGAGCCTGGCTCTTGTTCCATTTGTATAGATATGTCTGGACCATCTTCTTCAGCAGTTTCTCGTATAAACTTTTCTACTTTATCACCTTTTGCTCGTATACGCCTAACATCTAAAATATAAAATATGCCCTCATGCATTGCACCTAAACATCCTACTGTCCAGTCAGGATCAGGATATGATGGGCTTGGCTCACTTCCAGCTAAATCCCAAAATCTGATTATCGTTGTATCTTTGCTGAAGTCTGGCAGCTCAGCAGGCTCAAGCACCTCAAACTGAGTTCTATCAAACATAGAACCAAGAGTAGTTGCCCACCAGTCACCAAATTCAAGTCGTTTTCTTTCTACAGGGTCTAGTTCTTGTAGAACTGCCCGATATGATTCAGGATCAATGCCTGGGTTATCTGTTAGTTTTGAAGGTACAAAAATTCTACCTTTGTCATTGCCTTCAACTAAAAACCTTTGACGTACCCAGTTTGGGGCAGGGTTTGTTGCAGCACGCATCCTTAGAGGCACTTGAGATAATGGTCCAGTAGATGGGCGACGTAAACGAGAGAATAGGTATCTGTAATCAGCTTCTCGTATTTCGGTAACTTCGTCCATGCCTATGAATTGGAACTCAGAACCTTTGTACCTTAAATAATCTTGACTGTTGTTCAAGTAACCAAATGTTATTCTAGCCCCACTAGGGAAAGTAGCTGTGTATTGGTTAGCGTTCCAGTGGATGTCATCGTAGTTAGCTATCCATTCCCTAAATCTATCCATAAGAGCGCCTGGTAGTGACAAGTCAGCGTAAGTTCTACGAAAAAGAATAGCTGAGTAGTTAGGAACATCCACATACTGCAAAGCTGCCATCAGCAACGCAGAGCTTTTACCTCCACCTGCTGCCCCTCCAAATAGTACTTCTTGCGCAGTTGTTTTTAAAAAAACTTTTTGAGTAAGAGAAGGTTCTTCTACCCAGTACTCAGATCCTTTAGGTTGAAGCCATTTATGTATGGATTCCCAGTCTGCTTCTTGTAACGCCATTTTTTAGTTGTCTCCTTGACAAATTATTGCTAAACTATTATTATAATGAAATTTTTATCAAAATACTTAAATCGCACTAACGCCGCTCATTTACTAATATGTGGGGGTATAATAACATTAGCCCTTGGTATTAGTATAGTACATTTAGGGGTAGGAATTGCAAGTGGTGGCTTACTAGCTGTCTGGTACGGATACATTTTAGGGGCTGAATAATGGCGTGGAACCCAACAACTAATAAATCTTTTGAGAACATTGCTGGCGTGCAGCAGAAAGCAGCTATATCTGTTGGTGCACCAATATCATATAGTCCAAGCCTTCAACCCAAAACAGGTTATCATGACGGTTGGGATATAACTAAAGCTTATCAAGATGGTGTTGCTAAGATAACTTGGGTTTTTAGGTGTATAGACGTTATTTCGTCAAACCAAGCTAAGCTGCCTATGATCTTTAGAAAAGACAATAATCCTTTTGGTGAGGTAATAGCTAACGATAGCGTTTTAGAGGTTTTCAATAACACGTCAAACATCGGCGAGAATGCATTTGCTTTTAGATATAGGTTATCTGCTCAACTTTTGATGAGCTCCCGTGGAGTGTTCATAGAGGTAGTTAGGGACAGGCTCGGAGATCCAATAGCACTTCATCTACTTCCGCCTCAAGATACTGCACCAATACCACATGTCTCTAAATTTGTTTCAGGTTACGAGGTAAAACTACCGCAAGGGGATAAGAGAATTATAAAGCCACAAAACGTTATTTGGATAAGGCGCCCGCACCCACTTGATCCATATCTTTCTATGACACCCATGCAAGCTGCTGGTGTAGCGATAGAGGTAGAAAACTTAGCAAAGGTTTACAATAGAAACTTCTTAGTAAACGATGGAAGACCAGGTGGACTTTTGGTTGTTAGAAGTGAGATAAGCGATGAAGATAAAGATGAGCTTAGGTCACGATTTCAAGGCAACCTATCAAGAGCAGGCGCTGTAGGCGTTATAGCATCTGACGATGGCGCAGACTTTGTAGACACTGCGGCAAGCCCTAGAGATGCAGCATACATTCAAATGAGAACTTTGAACAAAGAAGAAATCTTAGCTGCTTTTGGTGTACCAGAGTCTATTATTGGCAACTCTGCAAATAGAACATTCTCTAACGCCATGGAAGAAGGTAAGGTTTTTTGGATGGAGACTATGGAGCCACATCTTGATCTTATTGCTAGATCATTTGACCCTATTAGTGACGAATACTTTGTTGATTTTGATACAACTGGTGTGCCGATCATTATTCTATCCAAGCAAGAGCAAAGCTCTTTTCATTTACAAGAGTATCAGCAAGGCCTTATAAGCGTTAACGAGTATAGAACTTTAACAGGTAGGAAGAAAGTTGAAGCTGATTTAGCTGATTCAATACTTGCTAATCCTAATCTTACACCAATTGCGAACACAGAGAAGCCGATGGAAGATCCAAATGCGGCTGCTGGCGCTAACCCAATGGCTGGTGCTGCTGGCCCTGCTGGCCCTGCTGGCCCTGCTGGCCCTGCTGGCCCTGAAGGTGCCCCCGCTGGAGCTCAAGGACCTATACCAGAAGGAACTGAGCCAATTCCGGCAGGTGGGATACAAGCTGGTGTTCCAATAGCAGGTCAAGGCGCTGAAGCCACTCAGACAGTAGCTACTGAATTTAGCCCTGAAGAAGGCGGGTTTGTACCGTTAGGAACTGTAGAAGGCACAAGAGATATTGAGCTTCCTGCCTCTCAGGTACCTTCTATACAAGATGGGCTAGAAGAAGAGGATGAAGAAGAGGAGGGTGAGAAGAGCCTCCCTTTTCAAGGAAAGCCGCTCTTTTAGGCCAGACTTGGGAACATAAAGTAGAGCAAACTGTAAACTCTTTAGAATCTGACTTCAGAAAAACTGTAGACTCAGTTGTTGATAGGCAAGAAGAACTTGTTTTGAAAGCTCTTGAGCAAGACTCTACGAAAGCTTTGCTAGGCTTAGGTCCTGATGCAGACTTTAGTTCTGTGGCTTCTATAGCAGAGTTAACGACAGCTTCTGACCCAATGGTAGCTGAAATGAAAAAAGCTTATGAAAAAGGCGTTACTGATAATATAGTTGAAGGTTATGGTACCGCTGTTCAAGAGGATTTAGCTAATGCGGCTATGTCTCAGCAAGTATCAACTGTCAATAACTTCAATAAGACAACACAAGCATATGTTATTCAGGCCATGTCTACCGCTGCAAATGCTGAAGGTGAAGACGGCGACATAGATGTTGTTTTTAAAGCAGTTTTAGCTTACTATTTGATAAAAGGAGTCTTTAGAGCTTTAAGAGGAAACCGAAAGAAGCTTGTAGTTGACACTGGTATTTTGGGCTCTTACAACATGGGATTGTATGATTCTGCTCTAAATGACAATTCTATAAAGAAAACTTGGGTTACTATGGGTGATAATAAGGTTAGGGAGACTCATAAGATCTTAAGAGGTGATAATGTGCTAATAAGTGAGCCTTTTGTAGTAAATGGCATTCCAATAAGGTTTCCTAGAGATCCTATAGCTCCTCCATCTTTGACAATAAATTGCAGATGTTTCCTTAGTTTTAGTAGATAATTTATATAAAGTACTTATAAACATTTTATATAAAGTGTGCTTGCATTAGTCCCTAGATTACTGTACTATATAAGTGTTCGGAACATAAAATTTGAGGTGCTATGACAACTTTAACAATAGATTCAGTGGTTACCCCTGAGCTTGTAAGTGACGCTGATGTCGCTTTTAAGGCTATTTCAGGTCAAATCGGGGTAGATAAAGCGCAAGGTATTGTAGAATGTTTTGTTTCTGCAATAGGAAACAAAGACTCAGTAGGAGACGTAGTAATGCCCGGCGCATTCAATTCGTCCCTAAAGCGAAGAAAACCAAGAGTTGTATGGGGCCACGACTGGAATCAGCCAATAGGAAAAGTTATTGACATTTATGAAGTGTCTAAAAACGATCCAAGGTTGCCCGAAAAAATGAAAAGCGCTAAAGTAGGCGGACTTTTTGCAAAAGTTCAATTTAATTTGAACACCGAAAGAGGACGTGAAGCGTTTGCTAATGTTGCCTTTTATGGCAACGATCAAGAATGGTCTATAGGTTATAAAACTTTAGTAGCAGATTTCAACAATGAAATCCAAGCTAATATGTTAAAAGAAGTAGAGCTTTATGAAGTTTCTCCTGTATTGCACGGTGCAAATCAGCTAACAGGAACGATATCTGTTAAAGATGCTGAAGAAAAAGGCGGATTACGCAATACACAAATGGCAGATCCTTCAGATGCACGGTCTATTCTTAGGTCAGCTTTATCAAGAGCTCTTAACAAACCTATAGAAATAATAGATTTAGATGATAATACAGTAGTTTTTCAGTCTGGTCCTAATATGACTTGGCAGGCAGGTTACCACCGAGAAGGCAATCAGTTTATGGTAGGAGCTCCTACAAGAGTTAAACCAATGACAACGTACATGCCTATGGACGGTTCTGTCCCTGAAAGTCTTCCAAAAGGAAGTGGTTATAACCCAGATGAAGACCCAGAAGAACCCATGATGCCCATGGGATTAAAAGAGGAAGGTATGCACGGTATGCTAATGCGTGACGGAGAAGTTGAAGTTGGAGAAGCGGAAGACCCACAAGGTTTTACCAGCATGGCAATGGCTAGAGCATGGTCAAAAACGCTCTTGTGTGATGGCGTGCATTCGCATGAAGGAAGATTTTACCCTTGTGAAGACAGGTCAACCTATCTTCTAGCTTTAGAAAAATTTGATAATAATGCAAACTTGAACCCTCAAGATAGCTATGAAGCTGATGTTTCAGAAGATGAGAGTGTTGAAAAGAAAGATGCAGAGCCTTGTTCCTGTGAGACAGAAACAAAAGGTGGAGGAGGACACCGAAGAGGTCCTTCAGATAGCGTCCAAAGAGATCCAATGGCATTGCTACTTATGGCATATAATGCAATGATTCCTCTAAAGGGCGCAGGTAAAGAACGTGAAGCTACATTAGCTTTAATATCCATGGTTGAAGATTTCATGGTTAAAATGAGAGAAGAACAAGTTGAAGTAATTATGGCTTCAAAGAAAGCCACTTCAGGCTTTGTAGTTAATCTCAAGTGTGATGAAGCTGAAGCGTTTGAAGTTTTGGACAATGTTAAAACATTGCCAGTTCTTCCAGTAAGGACAGAAGATGGAATTGATCTTCTGTTTGCGAAAGATTACGAACATGATGATCTCTTGGAAAAGGTTGCCTTTTCTATAGCTGGTCTGTCTTTTGAGCCTAAGGTTTCTAGCAGATTTGAAGAAGAGCATCTTGACACGGAAGCTAATATTAACTAGACTAAGTTAAGGAACTTTTAGGAGAAAATAATGGAAAACAATGAACTAGAAGAGCAATTAGCGGAGTTAGAAAAGCTTCAAGCTCAACTAGAAACTACTGAACAAAAATCAGAAGAAGACGCATCAGAAGAAGATGCAGAAACTGAAGAAGAAGCTACCGACGAAGAAGCTGAAGAAAAATCAGACGAAGACGTAGAAGTTAAAGCAGATGCTGCAAAAGATATGTTTGAAACTGCTGAAGAAGCTGTTGAGCGTGCTTCCGAATTGGGATGCGAAGGCTCTCATGAACATGAAAATGGAATGTTCATGCCTTGTGCAACTATGGAAGAATACTCAAAGCTGTCAGAAGCTGGCGAAGCTGAAGCTACGGAAAGAGCCCCAATGGAAGAACCAAAGCAAGAAGACGATTCTGAAATTTCAGAAAAAGCTTCTAGAATCCTTGAAAATCTTACACGTGAGGCCGATGAAGACGAAGACGAGAACCCAGACGTTCCTTCTGTTTTCTTATCTAAAGTTGACTTTGACGAAAAATGTCATACTGGAGAGTACTTAGACCTTAAAGCGTACGGTGAGCTAGATGATGATGCTAAAGATGCTTTTGAGTTAGTGCAAATTTATGATGAAGACTCTGAAAAAGGATACGGAATGCGATATCGTAGACGTAATCCTATGAAACGAAATCTTGAATACAAAGAAAAATTCTTTGATTCAGTTGAAGAAGCTGCAGAAGCTGCTGCATCTTTGGGTTGCGAAGGCACACATGAAGTGGACGGAAAGTTTATGCCATGCGGAGATCCTGAAGAATACGCAAAACTTACAGGTCAAGGTGAAGCAGAAGCAATGGAAAGAATGGGCAAGGGCGAAGATTTCTTGTGCGGGTTCCAAAGAAAATCTGTGATGCAGCCATGTGATTTCTGTAGAGGCGGATGCGCCCCCGAAGGTGATCTTCCGGGTCTAGCTGATGTTGAAGCAATGGTTAAGTCAGCGTATGAAGGGTCTGAAATTGTAGGATCTGGATACTCAAGTGCTGATGATATATTTGTTCTTGATGTTAAGCGTGCTGATGGATCTGCTATGGAAATGTTTGTTTCAGGTGAAGGTGAAGAACTAGGCTGGTTGAAGATAGATGAGTCACTACTTGAAGAAAAATCAGTAGCTCCTATGGACATCATATCTCAGGTAGATGCTGAAAGCATAGCTGTCAAATCTATTGGTGGCGAAGTTTATAGCGTATCTCCTGATATCTTTAACAACGAAGATGTTTATGTAGTTCAAATAGATACTGCTGATGAAAAAAGTTTTGATGTTTTCGTAGGAATGGATGGTAAGGTTCTAGGGTACGATGAGTACCAAGTAGAAATGCCTCTTTCTGAAGAAGATGAAATTAAAGCTCTTGAAGCAGAATTAGAACTAAAGAGAATGTACAGTAGAGAGCAGCGAGAAGAAATGGCTGAAAATGGGGATGCTTTACCAGACGGTTCTTTCCCAATAGCTGATGAAGCTGATCTGCGAAATGCTATACAAGCTTATGGTCGGGCAGCGGACAAAGAAGCTGCTAAAGCCCATATTATGAAACGAGCTGAAGAATTAGGTCTAGAAGACATGATTCCTGAAGAATTTATGGTTGGATCTGGCGAAGCTAATGCAGCGCCTGAAGCTCCAGAAGGTGAAGCGCCAGAAGGTGAAGCTCCACAAGCTGAGAGAATGATGAGAGAAGAAGAGAAAACCTTATTAGAGAATCTAGAAACCATTGATATTGATGCAGCTTTGAAAGAGTTTGAAAGTCTAAAAGAAGAATTTGACGGACTTTCCTGATAACCTTTAGGAGGGTTAAATGACGCCTAACACGGCATGGGAAAGAATACGCTTGGCTAACCAAGCTCTGTATAATATCGGTTCAAAGACTATCTTAGGAGACATCTCTTACGATCTTTTGGTTGACGAAAGCGGCAGCGAACGAAAAGTATACGAATTTATTTCCGTAAGCGAAGAAACAAACGAGGCCTAGTATGAGTATTGACTGGGACTCTGAAATAAAAGCTCCACAAGAGGCTATATTTGACTTACCCCAAGAACGAATTACTGGGGACATTCTTCGTGGTCGTGGCCCAAGACGAGGCAACCTTGAAAGGTTGATTAAATACTGGCGTCCAATTATGAGAAAGCCAGGTGGATTTAGGCGTTGTTTGGTCATATTAGCTGATCATCCAGAGTTGTATCCTTTGGAAAGAATATGTGCTTGGCTTCATCATGAGACAACTGGTTTGTGGCCCAATGAGGGCAACCATCATGAAGGCGGAAAGCTTGGCCCTATAGTTGGGCGAGCAAGGCGTCATCTTAAGAAGCCTAAGAAAAGGAAAAGAAGAGGTAAGAAGTCTTTAGATGGTGCTGAGTTCACTAATTATGAGTATGGTTTTAAAGACATGGTATCGCATTCT